TGCTCGATGATGTTTTGGTAGTTCTCACTTTGACCGGATAAGTTACCGATTGCCGAGGATTCGGTCATGAATGATTCGGATAGGTTGCCAACGGCTTGTGAGAAAGAAATGCTGGCTACCCTACCGAGAGCGGCTTGGTCTTTATATGCCCTAACCAATTCCTCCGCCTTATCCAGTCCCAACCCTGTGCTCATGATGCTTTGGAGGGCCTTCGAGGCGTCTGCCATGTTGAGCATCCCATCGGAGGTCAAGCGTTGTGCAGCTGCGGTTGCAGCATCTTGAGACTCTCCGAATGCCGCCGCCGTGGACTTGAGGCCAATCATGGCCTTCTGATATTCGTTGGCTGCGGTGACTGATTGGCGATACTGGTCAACAAGAAATCCCATTCCTGTTTTTAATGCGCCTATTACCAGTTCCGCCTTAACTAGGCTCCCGAACAAGCTCTCTGATTTGCTTTTCTTCTTCTCTAGGGCGGTACTTAATTTTTCTATTTCTCCGCGTAGCTTTTGATTTTGCAGGGATGTTTTTTCAGTCTGTAGTCCAGTTTTCTCTGTTTGCTGTCGAAGTCTTTCGTTTGTTGCGGAAAGCTTATCGTTTGTTAAAGCCATTCTTTCCGCTTGAAGCCGTGCCTTCTCTGCCTTCGCTGTTGCCTTATCAAGCTCCTGACTTACCTTAGCAAATTCCTTCGATGCTTTGTCTTCAACTTCAATCTGGTAGGCGAGCTTTTCATTAGCCATACTCTATCTTTATTTTCTACCCTTTGTTGCAGGTTGTACATTTTTGCCATTCTCTACCTGCCTCTTGGTTACTAAGTAAAGCTCTAATCTCTTCACAAACCAGTTGGGCTGTGAAACGTATGTCCAGTAGTCCCATCCTGTAGCTAAGCACACATCAACAATACCGAACTCAGCAGGGATCGTGCTCTTCTTCTCGTCTGTAAATGACAGGATTAGTTTTCTGGTGAGCTCTTTTTTTTTGCTTCATCAATGTCACCCTCTGCTACAACTGCCTCAAGCGTTTCTACAAGTCGGGCATACGTTTTGGCAGTGAGTGACTTCTTGATGTTGTCTGGGGTAGGAGCGGTATCAAGAGACCAAGACTTCACAACGTTTTCTACAATGGCGTTTTGGCGAAGTACTGGAAGGCTGCCAAGACTCCAATCAATATCTGCCTTACCCGTGTCTGGGTTATAGCGCATATTGTTCATGAACACCGAGTCAATCTTTTCTTGGTCGTATGCAGACAAAACAGTCTTATAGGTGATCACTACAGGGTTTTCTTGTAAGTCTGTGCATTCAAAGGTTCTTTCCATGCTCCTCCTTAAATGGTTGCTACCGCGTTAATACAGGTCACTGCAAAGTGTTGTGCATCAGTAGCGTCTGGTTTACTTCGCCAGGTTAAGTCGTTGTAGAGAATTTCGTTGGCTGCAAGGTTTACAGGGTTTTCAGCGACCACGATGTTGTTGAAGGTTACACGTAGCTCAAACTGGTTGGTTGCTCCCACAAAGTGACGCACGATACATGCTCTCTTTGTCGTTGCCAGGAAGCGGTTCTGATCGTCTGGATGGTCAAAGAATATGCGTGTACGCAACTCAGCATCTCCCAGGCCCCGAATAAGCGATACAGGGTCGTAAGCACCACTACGCTTTGATCCTTCATCGGGCAGCATCATATGTTTGAGTGTCCATCCACTACCTGACTCTACAGGAGTATGAACAGCGCTAAGGGCAGCCGAAGCGGTGGCAGCAAACCTAAATTCTGTCTTAGCCCATTGGACATATCCGGCTAGGGTGAATGTCGGAGTTTGTTTTCGCAGATAGATGAAGTCCCCCGCAGCATACGCAGCAGCCGAGGCGCCAAGCACTAAGGTTATGCCATCAGCGTTGACGGTTGTGACTGTCGTATCGAGAGTTGTGGAGTTGTCAGATTTTGCCACGCGCACCACATCAGATGCGACAAACCCTTTATTGGGTGCCGCATCATATTCTGTCTTGAGGGTGATCGTGTTAGTCGAAACCGTAGCAATTTCCCGCACACTTAAACAGCCGAGTGCAGAAACTTGAACAGGAATACGCCCTTGGTTGTCTGAGAAGTCGATACCCATTTCACGAGCTTGTACCCCCCAGAAGCGATACACCACATTGCCCTTGGCAATGTCTACGGTGTAGGAGTTTGGATCAGTAGTGGTGGATAGGCCAAAAACATGAGTATATGGGTTAGAACCAGTTGTTGAGGTCTTAGTGAAGAGCATATCGAGGAAGTACCCAAGGAGATTTGGATCTGCTGGAATAGTCAGTTCTCCTGTATGGTCGCGTTGACCTTTGATGATGTCGTAGCGAGCAGACTTTAAGCCTACGATAGGATCAATATCTTCAAGATTTGGGTTGGTTGTGAGGGTTTCGTTAAAGAGAGGGATACCAGTGTTTGGCGTGATAGGTGTGCCTTTGGTAGCCTCTTTTCTAATCATGCAGTAGCCAAGATTCCCTAGTTGTTCGGGCATAGATTTAGTTTTCCTCCGTTGTCAGTTCCAGGGCAGTAGGAACCGACAGTACCTCTGCTGGTGCAGGAGCACTTTGGGCGGAGGCTATACTATTCGTAATAAGAATAAGGTTTGAATTGACTATTTCAAGTTCTGTCTCAATAGTGTCGTTGGGAGCAACTACCCCGATATTGGGGATAATGAGTTCTTGATTTGTGATGTTTTTATACAAGGACATAGGTTTATAAAGAGGATATATACAGATTCATGCTTTGTCAAAGATTGGTAAACAGCAACAAAGAGAATCAGCCATTTTATACCCTCTTGTCTATTTGGCCCCTTTATCCCATTTCTGTGAAATTCATTCGTTATGTTCATGTGGTAATATACAGGCGAATTCGCACACTTCTCACAAAACCCAAGGACACTTCGTCATGCCTCTTAGCTGGAATGAGATCCGTAACCGCGCTACGGCATTTTCGCAAACTTATAAGGGAACCAAGCGGGAAAACGCCGAAACTCAATCCTTCTACAATGACTTCTTTAACGTCTTTGGTATCTCCAGAAGACGTGTTGCTACATTTGAAGAACCAGTAAAGAAGCTCGGTACTAAACGAGGGCGCATCGACCTATTCTGGAAGGGCGTGTTGCTGGTCGAGCATAAATCCGGTGGCAAAGACCTTGACGATGCTTACAGTCAGGCACTAGAGTACTTCCCTGGCCTTAAAGAGGAAGAGCTACCACGGTATATACTCATCTCGGACTTTCAACGATTCGTACTTCGTGATCTTGAGACAGATGCAGTGCATCGCTTCACGCTTCCCGAGCTTCACGAGAAGGTCGAGCTCTTCGGCTTCATAGCTGGCTACCAAAAGCGCGAGTTCCGAGACCAAGACCCTGTCAACATTGCAGCCTCAGAGCGCATGGGTGCGCTCCACGACATGCTTAAAGACTCAGGGTATACGGGCTACGAACTGGAGCTTCTTTTAGTGCGCCTGTTGTTCTGCCTGTTTGCCGATGACACGGGCATTTTTGAGAAGGGCATTTTCTACGACTATCTGGAGCAGCGTACCAGTGAAGACGGTAGTGACTTTGGCGCACGGCTTATCCACCTCTTCCAGATTCTCAACACACCCGAGGAGCGACGGCAGAAGAATCTTGATATAGCACTCAAGCAGTTTCCTTACGTCAATGGTAGCCTGTTTGCTGACGTGATCTCCATTCCCGATTTCAACGCTTCGATGCGTGCAGAACTTTTAAAGGCAGGTCTCTTTGATTGGGGGCGTATCTCACCAGCTATCTTTGGTTCACTGTTTCAGTCAGTGATGGACAAAGACAAGAGAAGGGGGATTGGAGCGCACTACACTACTGAGAAGAATATCCTTAAAGTAATCAAGCCCTTGTTTTTGGATGCCCTCTATGCCGAGTTTGCCAGTGTTCGCAACGATAGACGTAAACTTGAGGCGTTCCACATCAAACTAGGTAAGCTGACATTTCTTGACCCCGCCTGTGGGTGTGGTAATTTCCTCATCCTTGCCTACCGTGAATTACGGTTGCTTGAGATTGAAGTACTAAAGGCATTACATCCGACTGGCCAACTAGTTCTTGATGTTTCCGAATTCTCACGTATAAACGTGGATTCGTTTTATGGTATTGAGATCGAGGAGTTCCCAGCGCGTATAGCCGAAGTTGCAATGTGGCTTGTTGACCATCAGATGAATATGCTCTTGTCCGAGGCCTTTGGGCTTTACTATGTGCGTATCCCGCTAAAAGCCTCAGCACACATCCACAATGCTAACGCTTTGCAGTTGGATTGGAAGAGTGTGGTGGAGCCAGAGAAACTTTCTTACATTTTGGGTAATCCGCCGTTTATCGGAAAGCAGTATCGTACATCTGAGCAAAACGCCGAAATTGATAACTTATTTAGCGGAGTCAAAGGTGCGGGTATACTTGATTATGTCGCAGCCTGGTATTTGAAAGCCGCGCTCTATATTCAAAATACTCCTACGGTGTGTGCTTATGTATCCACTAACTCTATTACTCAAGGTGAGCAAGTTCCAATCCTTTGGCAGGAACTGTTTAATAATTACCATATCAAGATCCATTTCGCTCACCGCACTTTTGCCTGGAACAGTGAGGCAAGGGGCAGAGCCGCCGTACACTGCGTGATTGTTGGCTTTGCAGCTTTCGACAAAAAGCCGAAATATCTGTATGAGTATGAGCATGTTAAGGCCGAGCCCTATGAAGTCACAGCTTCTAATATCACTCCCTATTTGACAGACGGCGTGGACATAGTCATCACTAAGCGATCTCAGCCCCTGCACGATGTTCAAGAGATGCGATATGGTAGTAAGCCAACGGATGGCGGTCATTTTGTTTTGACGGAGCAAGAGGTATCTGAAATTATTTCTCAGGAACCAGCTTCAGAGCGGTGGATACGACCATATCTAGGCAGCGAAGAGCTTATCAACGGTGGCAAGAGATGGTGTCTTTGGCTGAAAGACGCAAAACCGCATGAGCTACGCGCTATACCTATCATAATGGAGCGTATCGAAAGGGTTAAAAATTTTCGCTTAGCAAGCAAGAAGGCGCCTACTCGTGCGGCGGCTGCTACGCCATCAGTGTTTGCAGAAATACGCCAGCCAAACACAACTTATTTAGCGGTACCTGAGGTATCCTCTGAGAACCGACGGTATGTACCGATAGGCTTTATTGACGGAAATACGATTGCGAGCAATCTCCTGTATACCGTACCGGGAGCAACGGTATACCACTTTGGTGTTTTGTCATCGTTGATGCATATGTCTTGGATGCGCGCTCTGTGTGGGAGGTTAGAGAGTCGTTATCGTTATTCGGCTGGTATTGTGTACAACAACTTCCCATGGCCCCAACCAACACCCGCTCAAGAACAGGCCATAGAGAAGGCAGCACAGGGCGTATTGGATGCCCGCACCTTATTTCCTGGTAGTACACTCGCTGATCTCTATGACCCGCTCACAATGCCCATGCCATTGATAAAGGCACACCAGACACTCGATAAAGCCGTTGACCTCGCTTATCGCAAACAGCCCTTCGATACGGAGCGACACCGTATAGAGTATCTGTTTGATCTCTACCAACAACTTACGGCACCACTTATCAGTGCCGTCCAGAAGCCGAAGCGCAAGCGTTCCTAATCGCCTGACTGAGAACGGCTACGTTGTACGAGAAAGATGTAGGGACGTGCAGTATCGGTACACCAGCCGAGTACAGCACGTCATCTACAAACCCGTCCCGTTCTCTGCGGTCCTCGCGGTCGTGTGTCCTATCATCCAGTTCAACCACCAATAGGGTTTTTATAGAGGGATACTCGACAATCACAAAATCTACACACTTCATCCCAATACGGGCAAAGTGTTTCCAGAACTCAGGTGTGCCATATTTGACCTTCACGATGTTTGCAAGGCGCACCTGGGCAAGGACATAGCATCCTTGTGGAATTGCTTTCTGAAGAACAAGGAAGAACTTTATCTCAGTAGCCGTAAGGATTGGTGTAGTGGTATAGGGGAGATTGGGAAGCTTACGAGTAGGCCTTATGATGAAGAGGATACCTACACCGGTGAAAAGGAGGCCGAAGAACGCAAGGAGCAGATAGAGATCAAAGTCCACCATCCTCTGATTGTAGCCAACAAAAAGAGGAGTGACCATCTTTCAGGCCACTCCTCACCAACTTCACCTTTGCTATACTCCGACCTCCAGCGACTTTGGCTCAACAATCTTGAAGCGCAACGCATCACCCTTGGTGCGCTTGAACTCCAGATCCCATCCTTTACGGGTTGCAGCGGAAACAAAACGGCTCTTAACAGTGGCACGATTCTCACCCTCTTCCAGGGTTACCTCGCAAAAGTCACCGACTGCGTAATCGGCCAGAAGTTCATCGTACTGCCTGGCGATTGCTGCCCGCTCACCGTTTGAAGCTTTGGGTGCCATCTTCTCAATTTCGGCCATTTCCATCTTGCGTAGTGCAGGCATTACCTTAAATCCTTCCTGTGTTATGGCACCGGACTTTCGGTACCGTTCGATTAGGTTGTTATGAAGCCATTATATAAGAACATTAGTTCTATCACTAATATCTATGATTCATGGATTTAAGCTAATTGATCACCATTTGGCATGAATTCTATTAGATACGCCCTGAGACTACTTTATTGTCCTCAACGACAAATGTAATGTGACACTCAGACGTTGGACCAGCGTTACGTGGGTAAATACCATATTGAATGTCCATTGTCTGGTTTGTGGCAAAGTTGGCTAGGGTAAAGTTCTTACGCAGAATTGACGCTACAGTATGCCCCTCATACTCACTGGATGCAGGGTCAATACCTTGAGCCAACGTTTCCATTGTTCGTACCCCTGTTACTTCTGAGGTATCGTTACTGTTGTAGTCGGCTGACTTGTCGTAGATGAGCTTGATAAGCACCGTCTGAGTCACGCGATCCATTCCTGTTGCACCAGCCTCTATTTGCGTTCTCAGAAGCTCTACAGCCACGCAAGGCATGTAGGAGGTGGGTATCTGGTAGGGATCGCCGTAGTAGAATTTCTTGAAGAAGTTGAACTGCTGTTGCGACTTCAAAAGGTCGATTACTCTATCAATAAGGGTTTTATCTAAACTTGATCGTGGTATCATCGTGCGCTTTCAAACCGTCTGGTTATGCCCTCCGAAAACATCTGATAAATCTTGTTTTTCCTTTGCTCGTCAATTTTGGCAATCACACGCTTTGGTAGTCTGTTTGTGCCTTGTTGATGATAGATCGCGTAGTACGTCCCATCTTCACTCTGCGCCGTGTTCTCAATCAGGGCGTACTGCGAAGTGGTGTAGAGTCGCCATGAGTTTCGCAGTTTCCCTGATGCTTCCAAGACCCCACGCCCAGGATATTTCTTCGACTTTTGCAGAGCATAATCAGGGTTAAGAGGCGTCCAGTTCTCACCAAACACAGCACCTTCCGTTTCCCATACATCATTTTGCAGAAAGTCGATATACCACTCACCAATGTCTCGCAAAGTTTCTTTCGTCATTTGTTTCAAAAGACTTTGACGCTTCTGCATGCTGGAGAGTGCAGTATCAAGCCCAGTAAGTGTGATCTTCATTTTTAGCATATTTAAAACCTTTTCGACATCCTCATCTGAAACGGTTCTGGCGTGCCATCTGTACCAACTAGCTCTGTAGTATTGTCTGGCCAACCATTGACCTGTGAGGTACGAGACAGGGGAGAGCCTGTAATATCCACTAATACCAACTCTTGTTTTTGCAATTGCTTGATGAGTTCACGAGCGTGCTTAACCTTGGCTTCTCCTTTGTTGGTCTCGCCTTCAACGGTCGGGTACTCCTGCATCATCATGTAGCCCGCTGCCAGTAGGCGCACGATGTTTTCAACGAGCGCAGGGGCTGGCTCAGTTAATGGCACAGTGTAACCAGCGGCTGCAAGGGCTGCAATCACCTCGGCCTCGGCCTGGTCACGTCGTTCGGCGATACGCGGGTCTGGTATCAATTGGTTATCTGTCAGACCTGACTCAAGACGGATTGATTCTATAGAGGCAAGATTTCCGAAACCACCACCACGGACTGCAATAGACTGTGAGAGCGAGGTTTCTTCAGTGGTTACTGAGTTATAGTAAGTGGTCTTGTACCAGTAGTTTGAG